CTTTGTAACTGTTTGATTAAGGTTAGCTAAACTGGTACCCGCAGCTCTTTGTGTTGCTGTAACCATAGACAAATTATCTTGTTGTTTTATTGCTACCTTTTTTTCTTTATACATCTGGAATTGACGTACAGGGAAGCCTACTAAATCACCTAACTCTTCTATCTGTGCTAGGTTCAGTTTTACAAACTTTAGGTTATTATCTTGAGCAAGCTCTACTATAGTGGACGTCTTACCAATACCTGATTCACCTACAACTTCTACTGATACAGAATTCTTTCCTGCTTCTTGTAGATATCTGTTGTTGGTAATTATATGATTTACAAATCCTTTTAGTTCTGTTACATTTAAATTTACTTGTGCCATTTTCTTTCTAATTAATTAAGTTGTATTTTCTGTCCTGGTAAATCTTCATTTATTCTACATCTGCTACTGTGTACCCATAATGTATTATTAGGACAGTCATCAGGAGAATATGCTTCACCATCTGTTAAATATATAAGAGCTGTATACAACCCTTTCTTTTCATTATAATGATCTATTACTGGTTGGAAGCTTGTCCCACCACGACCATGTATTTCCCAATCCTTTCTTGGATTAAACTCTTTCACACTATTTAGTTTAGTATCACACTGTGCAACTGTAATCTTATGACCAGTCTTATGCATATGCGTAAGCTCACCAAAGAATTCCTTTAGCTCATCATTGTTTACAGATCCACTTGTGTCAACACCAACAAGTATATGATTCTTAAATTTAATCTTAAGGCCAGGGTTAGCTGCATAACGTTTATTATACTTACGTCTTAGCTTCTTTGTATAAACCACACTAGAGTTACCTGCAAATCTTCTTAGATAAGCTTTCCAGTCAAACTTAGGAGGTTCAATATTCAAAAGCCTATGTATAAGCTCAGCCAATTCACCCGGTATAGTACCTTGTTTCTTAGTTGTCTGCTCAGCTGACTCTTTTAACTGATGCTCAATTTGTTTTTGCATTAGTTTTTTATCAGCTTCAGGTAAAGAATCAAAATCATCCCATGTACCATGACAATATGGTGACTCACCATTCATCTGATTCATAAGATTATCTAAAGAAGGTGAAGTGCCATCTTCTTGTGCCTGTTGAAGTAACTCATAGTATTTATCTGTACCTGCTTTTTTAGGCAGATTTAATTCAGGAAAACTTGATAGTAATAAACCACCCTCAGGCAATTTACTTTCCAGTATGTACTGGTTTATCTCCAAATCTGCAGCCACATTAAATAATTTTTTGTCACTGTATCTATCTCTGGTTATAAGATGACCAAATGCAATATGCAATAGCTCATGTTTAATTAAACCAAATCTGTGATCTTCACTGAGGTTATTATAAAACTCAGGGTTTATAGTCAATTGACATCCAATATTATGTTTGCTTACACCTGCAGTAGGCAGTTGCATGCTATACTTCTTATTGATACCAATTAAAAAGAGCCCGTAAAAGGGCTCTGCAAATATTAAACTCTTGGTTGTCCTAGCAACCTGATCTTGTATGTTAATCATTATCTTTTATTTTTCTAAGTATTTCCATATAAACTTCATCTGCTTTGCTTTTTTCTATATATGCATAAACTCTATTTGTATTAAAGGACCCTATCTCAAAGCTATATTCTACTGCTATACAAAAATCTACACGATCTTTAAACAGTAATGCCTTAGCCATAAGTTTATCTATAATCTCTTTATCTGCATAGTTTGCATTATTATATATTTCACAAGCTAAAGTTCTATCTTCAAGTAACCCTGAAAACATTTCCTTATATGTAAAAAACTCATCTATTGTTATTATTCTCTTCTTTGTCATTTTCAATTAATTCTATCCATACACCGGGTTCTTTCTTGTTATAAGAATACTGTTCAAAAGCAGGTATAATAAACTCAGCATTATCATCATCAATCCACCCGTGCTTAACCATATCATCTTGTACTGTTTGTGCAGGATTTATATAGTCAAACTTATGACGGCTGCCTCTGATAAATTCAAATGATACTTTAACTGGCAGATCTTGCTTAGCTACTGCAGCCTTAAACTCTTCAGTATACTTAGCATATATATCCTTGGTAGCCTTTCTGTAATTCATTACAGCTTTGCTAGCAATAAAATATTTACCTGTCCAACGCCTACCATTCTTACTTGAAGGAACATTTCCTGGTATAAACCATTTTCTATTTTCCATATTATTTATTTAATGTTGCTTTTAATAATGGCCTAAGCATAGCATGTGTCTTATCAAATCCTATTTCTCTTATAGCATCTGATATGTCCTTACATATACTTGGTGTGCACCCATTAATTTTATATGCTTCTGCATATCTTTTAATTGCATGCTTACCTGCATCATCATTATCAAACAACGTTATTATATTCTTGTACTTCTTCTTAAGATTTGCTATAATATGAGGTTTAATCATAGTGTTCTCTGAGTCTGGACTAATAACTTCTATGTTATAACCCATGCTTTTTAAACACATTGCATCCTTAAGAGATGAACAAATTACTAAATAAGGCTCATGATACTGTAGCTGATCTATACCTTGAATATAGTTCTTTACTTTATGAAACTTATGCTTCTTGCTATGTGGCTGGTATATCTTATATACTTCACCATTTCTATCAAAGTAACCATAACAATGTTTGCTTCCAATCTTCAAAGATTCTATTTCCAATGCATCCTGCTTAATCATATTAAAATATTCAATTGGCTTTACATTATACTGATCTAATAATGTTTTACCTATTCTATATGATAGCCAGTACTTAGCATCATCCTGATTCCATTTTCTATACTTTATAAAGTCAATCTCCCATTTGGCCTGAGGCACAAACTCAACACTGACTTTACCATTTTGCTGTATATACTTATTGTAATCCTCTATTATTCTTCTTGTAGCCTGAGGATAACCTAACTTAAACATGTGTCTAATTAAGTCTGACTTGTTACCTCCAATACCTGTAGAAAAGTCTTTAAACTTATATTGCATTATGGTTTTATCCACGTATATGCAAAAGCTTGGAGTCTTGTCATTAGGATTAAATATTGAATTAATCTTAATGTCTTGACCGGTTAGCTGTTCAGGTAAGTCTAGATAATACTGAAACACCCAGTAACTTGGTACGTCTGTTTCTTCTAATATTAAATTTTTAGTGCTGAACATAATCCAAATATATTAAAAAGATATGGGCCCAGCATTATACTGAGCCCACTCTTTTGGTTTTATATTACAGATCAAAGTCACTACCAGAAGCTGTTGCAGGCTCAAAATTTGAAGCTGTTGTTTCTTTCTTTAAGTAAGGTCTAAAATGATTTGTATTATTTCTATCAAAGTTTAATAGGTTAGAACTTTCTTTGTCAAGTTCTTCTAACGGCATACCTTCTTTACTTCTCTTAGGTAAAAACAAGTCATTATTTACATAACCTTCTTTGTTTTCCCACTCACGTGCACCTAAGCAAGCATTGATGTATCCTGTTTCAGAACATACATTAGCAGCTTTAACCATAAAGTCTTCAATTGTATTTGCCTCAATAGCATCAAGCTCATTTCTTTTACCTACTACTTCAGATAAAAATACCATAGCTTTTAATACTTCAGTATCACGGCTAATCTCATTACCATTATTTAATGTAGCATCTTTAAATGGATATGGTGAGAATCTAACTCTACCTACTTGGCCTGCATAACGCTCACCATTAGGGTTATTCATATCTTTCAAGAAACCATTAAACTCTCCAGTAACAGGCTCAGACTCTACATGCAATGTAATATTGTATGCATCTGAATCATAAGGTGTTTGGTCAAATGTAATAGAATTGATTTTGATTTTGTGGTTACCCACTCCAATAACTGGTTTGATGCTACCTGATCCGGCAGACATGTCTTTAGTACTTAACATAATTTACTTTTTTATTAATTATTAATTATTGATTATATTTTTCAATACAATCTTTTACAAATTGTAGGTCATTTGGAATAAATTTATCCTCAAACATACCCATAGGTGATTTACATGTGTTCTCTCCATTGTTTTGAGTTTCAAAACCATATTCAAGTTCACCATCATCATTTTTATTTACTTTACCAAATAATACAATGGAGAATAGACCCTCTAAAGTTAGTGTATTGTCAATCATTTTGCCAATAGTTTTTGCTTTAACTTTTCTATTTCCATTTATATCAGTTGAATCTTCTGAGTGAGTTAAGAAAATGATAGTCAAATCTTCTCTCAAGTCTTTAGGAAGCTTTGCAACCATTGCTAAGTTAGCTGCAATCTGAGTGAATTTATCATAACCTTTCTCATTAGCTCTATCAAAATATTCAAAAGAACTCATATACTGCCAATCATCTACTACTAATGTTTTGATGTGGCTCATCTTTTCATCTACATGCTTTATTGCTTTTATTATTCCTGCACTTGATGAAGCTGATGTCAGATTACCTTTTGGGTTATCTTTACTAATTTGTGTGTATTTGCTTTTCCATCCCTGGAACGGTAATGGTTTATTAGCAATGTTTATAATGAAAGTCTCTTTAGGATTTAATGTTCTGATTGAGGTAGACTTTCCTGTACCTGAATCTGCAATTACCAATACGCTGTTTG